ATCAATGAATCCGGGATTTACCCTCGGGATCCCTATCTAAGCGCGTTTGATAGCGCCGTCAAGGGATCTCCGAAAACTTTCTAGAATCTCTTCTAGAAGCGGGAAACCCAGGTTTTCAATCCCCCCCCCCTACAGGGGAGGGGCCTAGGCCCCTTTCGGCCTAGGGTGGGGAGGCATTCGCTAGCGCGTCAACCCGTCCACACCCAAAACCTAATGCCCCCCGCGTTGAATGCCAACAATTTTTTTTCGCCCTTACTAGAGCGCGATCGCTAAACCGTGGGAATCACTACGGAATTCGGCGAAAAAAAAATTCGCTTGTCCGCTCGCCAGTGGCCTTGGGACCCCCTCGGGACCCCCGGATCCCTACCTTCCGAGGGTACAGGCTAAACCCTCGGAATCCCTAGGGAATGCCGAATTCCCCCGAATTCGTCCGATCTAGGCCGATCGTGAGAATTCGCCTAGAAAATAGGGCGATTATCTACTTTTCCCCTGGAAACGTTTCCAGGGACCCCCGATCCGACCGTAAGAGCCCCCTACCTGCTAGCTCCCACGGGACCCCCGAATCCCCTGGAATTGCAGCGCTAGAGCGCTTCCGTGGGGCTCTAGAGCGCTTCCGTGGCCTAGGCTCGACTCCCGGACCCCCGGGAGGGATCGCACTCCTTAGAGCCTGCTAGCGCGCTCTAGACCCACCTAGGCTAAATGTGCGGAATTGCTGGCTTTTCTCGAGGGTACCCCACTATCCCAGAATAGGGACAATCCGCCCCCTTCCTTATAGCGTCGGATCGGGGCTTTATTGTGCAGAAAACGGACATTCCCAATCTCGGAAGGGTAGGCCATGCCGCGCCGCGTCATTACCAATATTACATTTCGCGGCCTTCGCGCGGGGGTCGAATGACCCCCGTAAGTATGCGGAATCATTCAACAATTCGACCGTTCAATAGCAAAAGCGAATGACCATATATGACCATACGTGCTAAACCCTCGGAACCATTCAAGAATTCCAAACATTACAAATGGTAACATTGGTAATTACCATTTTGAAACTTTGTCAGTCAGTAGTGGCTAATAGCTATTAGCCTACCTCCGGCCGAACCACTATTGAACCTTACTCAATAGATCACATACTGTCAGTATCTGTAACACTACATTGTCCTACAGTCCGAACCTTGCACATTCCCAAAATTGAATTTGACGTTATATTCACATAACAGCCTAGGATGCGCCACCTTATACCGTGCCATCGATTAGTGTAACGGTCCCCAATGTCGTATCACTAACCACTGCAACGGTCGCCACTGATAGGACACTGGGAACCTTGCCACCTTCTACTGTAACGGTTACCACTGGCACCCTTCCTAGTGTCCGTGACACTAGCTACTGCAATCGTGGCCTAGCCCACCTTTACAGTTTTACAGCCCCCTGTAAACAGCTTGGCACGGTACTTGCTAGGTTACTCTTTCCAGAGCCTAGACTACCTATTGACCGGGGGTCCAAATTCCCTAATGGTTTCCACTAGTTATCTATTGAATCGTCCAGAATCGAAGATCCGAGGGATCCCGATACACCTATGGCCCTGCCTTTGCCCCCCTCCTAGAACGTCACCTAGAGCCGGGAAAACATATTGTCACTGCACTATTAACCGTTACAGTCGCCACTGTCACGATCCCGCTTGTAAATGGCACGAATATTGCTAGCTAACACTAGCAAGCGAACCACTAGCCTATGTGCCATCCCACTATGCGCCATTCCCTACCGTGTCACCTTCTACTGTAACGGTTCCTAGTGCTACTCTCCCAAGTGCCACCCTAGGAACCTTGCCACCTAGCACTAGAACATCGCTAACCGTACCACTAACCACTGTAACGGTTTCCCGTGTCCCATTCCCTACCGTCCCATAGCCTAGGGTCCCATTCCGCACTGTTATTGAACCTTACTCAATAGACCACATACTGTCAGTATGCGTAATATTGAACATGACGTCATATTCAGTTTTCGTGACACTACGTGACACTATATGGCCACGTATTGTCATTGCCCTATGTGACACTATATCCCTACCTAGGGACGTCCCTAGGTAGGTATCCTCATGTAGGGAAAGCCCCCTAGCACAATTTCGACCCTTACGCTACGATTGGCCCGAAATGACAATTGCATCGTTCCCCTACGTGCTAATGTTAGAACTAGGAGATCAACCCATGACTAGCCCGACCTATCTGGACCTTGCCCCCCTCGCCTATGCCACCGCCCGGCTTGATTGGCAGCTAGAGCACGCAATTGGCCCGGACCGTCCGATCGTTCCGGGCGATGCCGTCTCCCCCGTAGGGGATTCCACCCTTGTCGGAACCTATCTCGGACGGACGCGCTACTCGGGCGCTCCCGTGGTACGCTGGGAACGGCAACCTTGGGAATGATTCCCTAGGGATCCCCTCCCCAACGTGGGAGGGTATCCCTACGTCCACAAATATTACTAGTAATGACCATTACTGCATATTGAGTAACGTTCAATAAGCGCCCACCTTCCCTAGCCTACTAACCATTAGGTTAGCTATTCCCTACAGTGTGCGCATTGTCCTACATCAACCATGGGAGCACTATCCGCAAGGCAAGTACTAACCAAGTGGTTAGTTAGGGATAGGTCAATGTTTCACGTAGAACATCCCATTATTACTAGTAATGCCTATTCTAGAGTGAAAGCGTAATGTCTACCTACCCCTCCCCCGTGTATGGTCGTGACAATATATTGTCACTGCCCTATATGGCCATATATTGTCACTGCCCTATGTGACCCTACCCTATGTGACACTACGTGCAATGTATGGCCATGCCCATGGGGGCTCTAGACCCCACCCTATACCTAGGGCAACGTATGGTAACGTAATGTATGGCCATTGGGAGTAACCTAGCAATTACCGTGCCATGCCTTGGCATACTATGTGCTAGGTGCAATTCCCGTGCCATATTACCAGTAATGGGGATTACTGGTTACTGGGTAATTACACAAGGGGGGTAATTACAAGCACTGTTGTAATTAGGGTCCCATGGAGGGGCGAGGAGGTACCTCCGTCTGAATTTATAATTTTTGAAAACTAGAGTACTAGTAATATCCTTGGCATTGTCTGAATTTATAATTTTTGAAAACTAAGTATCACAGTAATACTTGCTTGTCTTTTATCTCTGGTTTCTGAAAATTATAATTTTGGAATTTGGTGTGATACCTGTTTCGAGTTGATACCTGTGTATAGGTTGATACGGTGTCTACGTGATACAGGTATAGGGTTGATACGGGGATGAGCTTGATACGTGTACCCTGTGTGATACCTATGGGGTTGGTATAGGAAGGTTTATATAGTGTGTATAGGGGATAGATTCGTAGTAGAGGGTAGGTTTTGGGTTGACTCTGAGTTTCGGGTGCTTAGGTTAGGGGTTGGAATGTGGTTTTGTCCCCTATGGAGGTATGTATGGTGTTTACTGAAGAAGAGATGAAGCTTGTGGATATGTATATTACTACTTTCTGGAACTCTGGAGAGATTAAGATGCTTTCTCCTTCAGGTGCAGAGTTCAAGTATCTAGGTGTAGGTAACTGGACTTCGAATAGGGATAAGATTGTCCAGGCGTATGTGGATAGGTTTGGAGCGTGGCTTGATCCTAGTAATAGGTCTTCTGAGAGTATTTTGTCTTTTGTGAATACGAATCAGAGTGATTTCTTAGATTCGATAGGTGTGTTCAAGGACTATAGTGTGCAGGGTATTAGTCCAGAAGATTGTAAGTATGTGGGGATGGACTTTTGCCTACATAAGGTTCCTGACCATTTGGTTGGTAATCTTAATTATGATGGCTGTAAGCCTCCTAGCGCCGTTGTTGGTCTGTTCCCTACCCAGCATCCTATTTGGTATTCAGCAGGCCCTGGAGAGGACCAGGAGCTTCGTAGGGCTATTGCTATGTTGGTTCGTGGGTTCAGTAAGAGTATGAACTACTATGACTTCCATTCTTACCCTTATGCGAGCGTGTTCAAGTCTACGTACTACCGTAAGGAGTATTTGAATCTTAGGACGTCTGGGTTTGCTTCTAATATTTTGAAGCGACCTACGCCTAGTTGGCTTGTCATTCCTGGCTTTGCAGGTGTGGACGGTCTGACTATGTTCTATTCGGTTAAGGACGTGTACGGTTATTCGGATAACTATTATGAGATTGTGTACAACGAGGATGGACTTCGGCTTAGTACAACTATTGATTCTTATATTCGTCGTAAGATGGGTTCGTATAGTAGGACGAATACTGGGCCTTGGAGACTTTTCGATGGAGTAAATACTAGTCTTTATACTGTGGATGGTCAAAGGCAGGTTCTGAAGAACTACTTTAGTATGAGTCCTGGTGAGGTTCAGAGGTCTATTACGGATGTTTTCTTTCTGTATGGGATGAAGGATGAGAGTAAGAAGTATCCTACGTATTACCATGTAAAGGATGTTGACTTCTTTGGTGATACTACGAGTCCTATGGGAATTGTTCTAGATCCTAACTCTAACTCTATCTTTGCCAGCTATATTCGTACGCTTTTCAACCAGACAAAGTACTACAAGTTTGCTAGTATTTCGACTGGAGGGCAGAACATTCCCGCACGGCTTGACGTAGATGTAGAGAATAAGGGTCAAGCTCCGTTTGATGAGTCGAACCTAGTTGAAAGCTTTTGTATGAAGTCTTTCAAGCTCGGGAGGTCCTGGCCGGTCAAGATTAGGTAGGTAATATGAACTCACTGTATTCTGAGCGTGAACTGTCTACTGCGCTCAATGAGATAAAGCGCACTAAGAAAGGTATGAGCATTCTGTATAGCCTAGGGGGTGTATCAACTAGGATAGGGGGTGTACCAACGCGATACTTTGCTCATACCAAGTCTTATGACGAAGGTAAGTTCCACAGTATCAGGTTTGGTCATATAGCTCAGCAATCGCTTCAGGTGTGGCACGCAGGACTTGTGGTAGCGCCTTTCGGAATCGATGGGCTCGTACTTCTATGCTGTCACGGGTATTACAAGTCCTATGACGTAAAGTCCTTGCCTGCGGAAGCGCACGTAGAGCTAGCGCTGGATGCGAAGTATGACTTATTCGTGAAGACGATAAAGTCTTCGGATCAGTATGCACACCATTTGGGCTATGCAGATTCTCTGTTCAAGCCTAGTGGTGACTACTCTACTCAGTTTGGTCATCCGAACATGTACGCTACCAAGACGTCGGTCGGGTTTCTGAAGGTAGAGGATAGCTGGGTACAGCTTGGCGCTACTGACCGGGTTGGCGATATCCTTCTAGGGGTCGTAGAGACGCAGTACAAGGGTTCTACGCCAGCTGCGGTCGTCGAGCATAGCTCCGGAGGGTCTATGTGGCTACGAGGCTTCCTGGAGCATTCTGGATATCTTTCGGATGTTAAGAACTTTGTCTTCGGGGAAGACCAGAAGATTGGTGTGCATTTTGCTCCGGAGGACACAGGGGATGTGTACAACGCAGCAGGTGCGAAGTATCTGCTAAGCTGTATGGGAGAGGGTACGTTGAAGCAGCTAGGTGTATAAAAAGAAAGTATTAGTAATACCGAAAAATGTCGGGGCCTTTGGACTTTACGTAATCATGAGAGTGATTATATTTCCCAAAGGCCCCATTTTTAATTCCCATTTAGATTCCCAAACCTAGGATCAATAAGATCATACTTTTATGTACTTGTATATTCTTGTTGTATGGAGTTAACTAAAGTTATATATTCTAGGTTTATATGACGGTGATATCTATGTTCTTTACCTACATCGGACCACATCATTATACGTTTGAAATAATCAGAGTTGAAAGACACCTGACTCCGATACGCTCACTGGTCAGTATTGACCTTCGGGTATTCGAGAACAAGTCCAAGAAGGAAGTAGCCAAGGTGCAGCTTGGGCAGATACCGATGACGTCGGAGTTGTATGTGAAGGAGACGCAGTGGTACCCAGAATGCCCTCAGAGGGCCGAGAGCTATGAGACGGATATCCGTCTAGCCCTGACCACCTTCGGAAGCCTCCTGACGCCCTCAGACGATGACGACTACGACTTGAGAGTCTACAACGTGTGATCTCGTAACCCCTGGACAACACAGGGGTTTTTTCTTGTCTACGGGTACCTATGAATTTTTCTTTTAGGTCATGTACGAATTCTCAGTATTACCATCTTGACAAGATTCACTCTAGAGTTAAATTCTCCCAGACTCTTGAATATGAGCGAATTCACTGAATTCCTCTTAGAAATTCTTGAATTACTAATTACTCTTAGATCTTTAAGTAGAATTCTCTTAATTCCTTAGATCTTAGAAATATCTTCTAGATACAAGTATATATGGCTCTATAGCTAATGGCTTCTTATTGTCTGAAAGGAATGTGTATGGAACTAAAGACTAGAGATGAGTTGTTCACCGAGAAGTATGGAATTAACCCTGCTACGATTAAGGTATACTTCCACACTAAGCCTGGTGTATTTAGTAACGAGTATTCCTTTGCTGCTAACCTACGTTCCATAATTGATGATGTTAACAACCTCACCGAGGTATTAGTTACCAAGCAGGTTACTCATCTTAGCGAGGAAGATAAGGCGTACCTCATAGCTACTGCTCTTGGTCACCTTAAAGTAGACAAGCTTAAAGTTTTTATTACAGACTTGCGTAATACCTTGTCTACTTTAGAGCTAGCCTTGGATGGTTATGTTGATAGAGTTGCTCCGCACCTTGAATATGTTAAATATGTTGATTCTAATGAATGGCTAGACAAGCAGAACGAAGACATTCTGCGAGCTAAGCAGGAAGAGGAAGCTAAGCTTATAGCTATGAAGGAAAAGGAAGAGGCTAAGTATGAGTGGGATCTATTCTGATGTCTGGTCTTCCTCCATCGTTACAGCATTTAGAGGCTTTCATACCTCTTATTTATAACAATATCCAGCGTATATCCAACTTGATTGGTCTTTCAATCCAGAGTGTTTCTTTAAACCCTGGTATTACTAGTTATTTTTCTGTTTGTATTACTAATTCAGACCATACGGATATTCGCAATTTTGACGTGTGCTTCGTTCCTGAGACTTCACCAGAAGAAGTAAATAAGCTTGTTATGGATGAAGTACTTAGACAATGTGGACTTACTCTACCTGCTCTTACTAAGGTTGACCTGACTGTGTTCGTTTCTGCGCCGTCCGATAAGGAATGGGACATCATATGAGTGCTATCTCTACTTTAAGTAGTATTATCTATCAGACTGTATACCGGCGTGCTGAAGAACTGGGCTATGCAAGCCTTCCTGACGTACGTAACTACCAAAGTGACCTAGCTCCTGAACACAAGTTTGTTATCTACGTTGGTATTTCACCTGGCAATGAAGTAGCTTTGTCTATATCCATAAGTGATAAAGATTTGATGTTTATGGATCCCAAAGTATTACTGTCTGACCTTGATGACCAGATAGAAGCGTTTTTAGTAGCACATGCTCCAAAGATCGAAAAAGGCGAATGGGACTTAGTATGAGTGATACCAATATTTTAGAAGAACTTAGGTTTCATCTAAACAAGTTAGAGAACGATATAAACTCTATACTTAGTCCAACCTATTTACTACACGTCCATAGTCTACATGCAGACAGCCAGGCGTTTGTTTCATTTCAGTTACATATAATAAGTGTTGCTACAGGAGCTACCGTTCAGCTTACTCATAAAAAAGTTTCCATATTTTCTTTAATTCCAGAAAACGGTCCTCAAAACTATGTGAATGACCTGTATTTTGAGCTTGGTACCTTAACTGCTACTTTGATTAGGCAGGTTGAAGTTCAATCGCCTGTTGCAGACAGGGAATGGGACGTTCTGTGATTGACAGACTCCAAGCCGTGCTTAGGTTTGCCTCAGGAGAATTCTATGCATCCTAGTGTTAATACGTATTTTGTGTTCGATATTGATACCACCATCGCGAACAACGATGACCGAGCTAAGCTTTTGCATCCAAACTGCGTTGTCTGTGGAGTTCCTATGACCTCTTCGGATGGTTCGTCACACCAGAATACATGGTTCTGTTCTATGTGCGGTGGTACGGACTCTAAGATCCCTCAAGCTGGTTGGGATGCTTTCATGAACGAGGATGCGATGCTGGGTGACAGACCAATTCCAGCTGCGCAAGAGTTCATGAAGAGGTTACGTCACTATGGCGCTAACATACATTTCATTACAGGTAGGAGCGAGCGTGCTCGTACTGTAACCGAGACGTGGCTTTCTACGCACTACCAGTGGGACCCAAACCGTGAGTTCCTTCTCATGCGAGGCAAGGAACATGCTGGTAAGCCAGCGTCTGTGTACAAGGACTCTGCTATTAACGATCTAAAGACTAGACTTCAGGATCCTGGAGGTTTGTATTTCTTTTTTGAGGACGATGCGTATGTGTTCAGTATGTATGCTCAACACGGCATTGTGCTCAAGTGTCCAGAAGCGTTTGCTTACTTCAATCCTCCTGGTTTGCCTCGTAGTTTGGAGAAAGCATGGAATAGATAATGTCAAAAATAACTGTAAAGCACGACATTGAAGATTTTACAGTACGTATTTTACAAGAAGGAATGCCAGGATTAGCTGTAAATGAAGGGTATTTGGAACTTTTACTTAGGGCAATCAAAAATCCAAAATATCGTAATATCTACTTCAATGGCATTTTTCGTGTACAAGAGCATCTAGGTTCGATTATAATTACTTCCTTTGATAAGAGGGCGAAATCAGCGGACGACCAGTATCGTCCGCTTTTGATTCTTACGAAGGACAAGGCAGAGAAGTTTACTCAAGTAGTAGAGTCTCAGCTTGGTTACGTATTGTCTGAATATAGTCTAGTCATGGTTTGAGGAGTAAATATGGAAGATTTTAAGCTTAGTAACAGTTTTCTTGAACAGTATCAGGGTAAGCAGCCAAACTGGGGTCCACTCGGTTATATTACCTACAAGCGCACATACGCACGTACACTTCCAGGTGGTGGAACAGAAGAGTTCTCGGATACTTGTAAGCGTGTAGTAGAAGGTGTGTACACTGTTCAGAAGTCTCATGCTAAGCAACTTCGTCTTCCATGGAACAATGAGAAGGCCCAGCGGTCTGCTCAGAACATGTTCAAGCGTATGTGGGAGTTCAAGTTCCTTCCTCCTGGTCGTGGTCTCTGGATGATGGGTACTGATTATATCAAGTCTACTGGAGGAGCAGCAGCAAACAATCCTCTTCACGAGGACACTAGGGTTTATACTCGGGCTGGTTGGGTCCGCCTGGGAGACCTAGAAGGATGTCAATCTGTTGAACTTCTTTCTTCTTCTAAGAAGTATGCTCGGGATAATGGAGAGAGCTATGCTTCCGCACCAAAGTGGGTTACTGCTTCTGTGTCCAACATTGAGGTTCAACCTTCAATTGAGATTAAGCTTGAGCACTACAATGGAGTTCAGTTTTCTATCGTAGCCTCTGAAAATCACCGTTGGTATCGTCGTACTACTACAAATTCTCCCTGGGAGCGTGTTTCTGGTTTGGAGCTTAACGAAGGTGATTATCTTCCTATAGTACTTCCTAGTAAGTCCTACCGTGCTTCTATTTTTGGAGCGCAGCATGGGCTTTTCTTTGGTGATGGCACGAGAAGTAACGGGGAACTTCATCAATTTGGAAGTAGTGTACAGGTCCTTAAGGACCTTTTCGGACCCTTGGTTGAGCATGTAACTCATAGAAGGGATGACGAGTATGTTGTTCGTAATTGTCCTAGGTCTTGGGGTAGTGTTCCACTAAAGTCAAAGGATCATAGCTACATTTATGGGTTTCTTGCTGGTTATTTTGCAGCAGACGGGTCTGTCACTCAGGCAGGGCAGCTACGCTTAGCTTCGTCTAGAAAGGAAGAACTTGAATCCGTAGCCACTTTATTTTCTCATATTGGAATTCGTACAACTCCTATTTCTATTAGCAGTACATCTAGTAACTTCTCGGACTCCAGAGAACTGTGGTGTCTATCTATTTATAAGTATGATGTAAGCGAGGACTTCTTTCTAAAGGAAGACCATAAGAATCGTTGGTTAAGTAATCAAGCTAATCGAAGAACTAGGGACTATGCAAAGGTTGTTAGTATTACATCTGTTGGTGAACAGCGTGTTCTTTGTGCTACCGTTCCTGAATATGAACAGTTTGTAACTGAAGGTTTTGTTCTTACGTCTAACTGTGGCTTTGTGTCTACTCGTACTCTTCGCGATGACTTTGCTGAACCGTTCTGCTGGTTGATGGACATGCTTATGCTTGGTGTTGGCGTTGGCTTCGACACTAAGGGTGCTGGTTCTTTCAAGGTCCATACTCCACGTCAGGGTGATGACGTGTTTGTCGTTGAAGACTCTCGTGAGGGCTGGGTTGCCCTACTTCGTAGAGTTCTGACCGCCTACTCAGGTAAGGGTTCTCTTCCTAAGGAAATTGATTATAGTAAGGTTCGTCCTTTTGGTGAGCCTATCAAGGGCTTCGGTGGTACAGCTTCTGGACCTGAGCCTTTAGATGACCTTATTAAGTCTTCTCAAGAAATCCTCAACACTCTTATCGGTAATACTATTACCTCTGAAGCTATTGTCGATATCTGCAATCTTGTAGGTCGTTGTGTTGTTGCGGGCAATGTACGTCGTAGTGCTGAGATTGCCTTTGGTGATCCGCACGACCCTTCTTTCCTTGAACTAAAGAATCCTGCTGTTGCAGGGGACAAGCTCTATCATCATCGTTGGGCGTCCAATAATTCCATCTTTGCAGACGTAGGCATGGATTACACTAAGGTTGCTGAGATGGCAGCGGTAAATGGAGAGCCTGGGTTTGAGTGGCTTGAGAATGCTCAGATGTATTCCCGTATGGGTAGGTCTCCTGACTATAAGGACATGCGTGCTATGGGAGGCAATCCTTGCCTTGAGCAGACCTTAGAGGACCGTGAGCTTTGTTGTCTTGTTGAGACTTTCCCTAGCCTTCATGACTCCTATGAAGATTTCCAGGAAACTCTTAAGTATGCGTATCTTTATGCCAAGTCGGTAACACTTATTCCTACGCACGATGAACGTACAAATGCCGTAATGATGAGAAACCGTCGTATCGGCTGTTCTATGAGCGGCATTGTTCAGGCTATGAAGCGCCATGGTCGTCGTGAGTTCCTTAACTGGTGTGACCAGGGGTATAACTACCTAGACAATCTTGACGGCATTTACTCTGAGTGGCTTTGTGTACCTAAGAGTATCAAGAAGACCTCCGTTAAGCCTTCAGGCACTGTAAGCCTTCTTCCTGGTGTTACTCCTGGTATTCACTTCCCTCACAGTGAGTATTACATTCGTCGTATTCGGTTCCAGGCCGATAGTCCTTTAGTCAAGGTTCTTATGGATAACGGGTATCATTGTGAGCCTGATTCCTACTCGCCTAATACTACTGTTGTTTCCTTCCCTATTAAGGAAGAGTATTTCGACAGGTCTAAGGACGATGTTACTATGTGGGAGCAGCTTGAGCTAGCTGCTAAGCTTCAGACCTATTGGGCAGATAACCAGGTCTCTGTCACGGTTACGTTCAAGAAGTCCGAAGCCAAGGATATTAAGTATGCTTTGGAGCTTTACGAAGACCGCTTAAAGGGTGTATCTTTCCTTCCTTTGAACGACCATGGCTATGTTCAGGCTCCGTACGAGACTATTGACGAAACCACATATAAGTCCATGTCTTCTGGAGTAAAGCCTATTACTTCTATTTCTGAGTCTAAGAATGAGGTCCGGGAGCTTTATTGTGATGGCGAGACCTGTATCATCAAATAAGTAACATTACTAGCTTGAACCTGTAAACCCTGTACGATATACTTCGTACAGGGTTTTTCTATTTGCCCAAGGAGTTTGCCTGTGCAGCCATATTCTTTAGATATTACTTTTTCCAAGCCAGCTGTTGTAACTTCAACATCCGGAACTTCTACGTCCGCTGAGTTTATCGGTGATGACCGTGGTCGTTGGTTGTTCACGGCTGTAGGTGCTGATGCTTATGTGAATCTTGGAGATTCTTCTGTTGCTGCTGCTACTACAGCGACTGGCGGCTTCTATTTCTACATTCCTTCGGGACAATCTATGGTAGTTCGCCTTCAGCCTAATCAGAAGTTCTTTAGAGTTATTAGTTCAGGTACTGGTACCTTAGTTCGCAATAAAGTAGGTAACTAACTACTTGTTGGTGCTACTATTGTCTACCTAACTATTACTCTCGATTATTATTTGGTTCTTTGCTAAACTAGAAGTTACCGTTGTGGTGTGTTTCTCTTTGAGGGGAGAAACGAAGTAACCAATGAATCAAGAAGACCGGAAGATCGGTAAAGATGAAGCCTACTTCATTCTTCGAGACATAAAGGATGATATTAAGGACCTTAATCATCAACTGTGTCAGGCAGCTGTAGATGCTGCCCAACGTGAAGCTACGCTTAATAGTTTGACTTCAATGGTAAACGACTTGGACAAACACTTAACAAAGGGTCTTGATAACGGAACAGCTTCCACAATTACTCAGATTGCAGAAATGAAGTCTGATATAGTTACAATGAAGGCAGATATGGCATCTTTGAAGGATGCACACAAGAAGGAACTTGAGATTCAAGAGACTTCGCCTAAACAAGTACGTGTTGAGCGTATCAAGCTTGCTGCCAAGATCTTTGCATTCCTAACAGTACTAGCCGCCGAAATTGCTGGAATTCTATCCGCAATTCATGGTGTGCAGTCTTGACACGCAGTTTGCTCATGCCTATAGTATTACTCGTCCAAGGCTGTCCAGCTAGAGGAGTAATACTTGATGGCGAGAGAAATAAACTACATATACAAAGAGATTGCTAGAGTTTCAGCTGAACTTGGACTTCCAGTCGAGTCGCTAACTCGGGATAAGTTTCTTTCACAAGAAACTGATGTTACCAAGAGGGACTTAGAGTTTTACGGCGGTTGGGCTAAGCTCCGAACTGACGCTATCTTCTCTTTGAACCTTCCTAAGGAGAAAAACGGTCCAGCGTCTCGTGGCGTTGAAATTAGAAATAGTTTGAATAGATCTATTGAGCGCAAGGAAAATACTATGGATTATTTCCATAAGCGCTTAATGGACTCTCTGTCAGACCTACTAGACACCAACCCATTCTCTGTAACAGTCGAGGCTCCCTATTCAGTCACAGTTCCAGGAGACACACAGACTGTTGTGAATCTTCTTTGGAGTGACTTACACTTTGGTGTAGATGTTCATTCTTATGAAGTAATCAACGCTGATTACAACTGGACCATTGCTGCTAGTAGAATTTCAAAGCTAGTACAAGAGGCTAAGGACCGCATTTCTTTTTATGAGAATGTCGGACACCGACACAGCGTTCGCGTCTTCTTGAACGGTGACATCCTGCATGGTGTAGTGCATTTATCGGAAGCTAACATAAAGCCCATCACTGAGCAGCTGTACGTGTCTATGTATATCCTTGCTCAGGCTCTAGGTCAGCTTTCTCAGGTCTCCAACGTCGAGGTAGTGTGTACCCCTGGCAACCACGACCGCATGACCTACAGAGGCCCAGAGCGCGCCATTTGCCAGCGTTGGGACTCCTACGCTACGATGCTCTATCTCTCCTTGCGTGCGTCTCTTAGCTCCTGCAAGAACATCACGTTCCACATCCCATCTAGCGGTCTTGCTTTTGTAGATGACATGAACGGTGGAGAGATTGTAGTTACACACGGAGATACTGCTCCACACATTGGAAATGTGTCAAAGTCTATCAGCACTGAGAAGCTTACCATGAGTGCCTTCAAGATGATTCATGGATTAAAGAAGAATATTAGCGTGTTCCTCTTTGGTCACTGGCACACTCCCACACTACAGATGCTTCCTACAGGCCAGTGGGTAGTGGTGAACGGATCTCTCATCGGGTCTGACGGGTACTCTCAGAATGCAGTAGGCTACTTTGATTCCGTTCCTGCTCAAATCATGTTTGACTCAACAGATGATGGCCGACCACTTCACAACCTTAGCATTATTCGGTTGGATGAAGTATCTGGTTATCATCTAGAAAATAGTCCTATAGTGGTTCCTACAATCGGAGACGAGCTTTGATGTGACTACCAAGAAGATTAAAGAGCCAAAAGTTAGAAATATCAACTTGTTGAAGATTTTTGATGAGTTGAACTTGAAGCACTTTAGTGGAATGGTGTGTGGTGGTATAGGTTGGAAGAATATATGGATAGGTGATGTAGACAAAGGTGTTGTTCTTGCTGAGTGCCTTTTTGAAGAAAGATACATCAGAGTGAACACCATCCTACAAGATAGACGTATACCGTTGTGGTTTGTGAAGTATGTTATCTTCCATGAAATGCTGCACATATACTTAGGTCCACAACAGTTTAGTAGTGACGGTTTTTCGTTTCCACACAACGAAAGATTTCAGATCCTAGAAGGAAGATATCCAGATTACCAAAAGTCTTTGGACTTCGAAAACAAGAAGATTCATAAGATTGCATGTGACTGGAAAGAGTGGCGAGATTTCAAGCGCAGCCAGAAGAAGAAAATACCTTGACAGGTATGACTAAAATGGTAATATATGCGTATTACTTACGTTTAGAGGGTGAACATGACTAGAGAAAAAGAAGATAATAAGGTACGTACAAGCATTACAATCTCTCCAGACTTGCTGACTGCAATTCGTAGAGATGCTAAGGTCTCGGTTTCTGCTTACATTGAAGAGGCCGTTCGTTTCTTCCGTGCAAATGCACCTGTGGAGGATACCGGTGTCGTTAACGGATAAGCACATCCAGACTCTTGAGTCTGTGGACGGCAGCGAAGACATTGTAGCTGCAAGAGAACAAGCTTGTGATGCACTTGCTTTTTCTCAGACCCTTTGGGATATGTATGCCCAACAGGGAATGGTAGCTCCTGGTAGTAACGTAGACTTTGGAATTCTTGAGAATCTTATTGATGCGTTGCATGGTGAGTTAGCTGCGATGTGTGTATTCCTTGCAGAGAACTCGTTTGAACAAGTACCTAAGATGCTCCGCTTGATTGCTGACGCTTTAGAGAAGGATCCAGCCAAGTCTGTTCCTACAGTTATTATTGAAGGCTATAGACGTGCTGCTACCCGTATTGAAGCTACGCGCGAAAGCATCAAGAGAACCAAGGAAGCCTTAGCAGTTTCTCGTGCACAAGAAAACGACAAGCAACTTGAAGTTACCTCTTGACAAGTACTAACCTAGACTACATAATACTCATATGACATTATCTCTACAAAATTCCTGGCACATTACCGAAGGCTCCACAAAGCGAGCCCAGGGACTCTTTTATCCACAGGATAATAGTCCCGTACGTGTGCCAGGGTGGGATAGTATTGTACCTAGAGAAGTCTGACAGAGACTCATAGAACAAGAAGAGCCACCCGGAAACCCCAGGTGGCTTTTTTCGTTCCTACCCCTTGACGCTTTCCTGACACGACCTATATTACTTTCACGCGGTTGATGCCGAACGGCTAGGCAGCATCCTCTTAAGATGCCACAAGAGGGTTCGATTCCCTTCGACCGCACCAAATTGACAACTGAATACGTTCATCCATTCCGGTTTCATCTAGTGGTAAGATGACTGTCTCTGAAGCAGTTTACGGTGGTTCGATTCCATCAGCCGGAACCAAATATTGGCGTGTATCATAACTAGGCAATGAAACGAACTGTTAATTCGTGCTATGCAGGTTCGAGTCCTGCTGCGCCAGCCATACATCGAGATCAGGGATCACGTTGGCCTCCAAAACCGACCAGTAGGGATCGTTACCCTAGCGATGTGCCACTTGACACTAGAAGCAGCGATGCCTATAGTGTTGACATACGAATGCCGATATAGATTACATCATTGGCGAAAAACATCTATATCACTTTTGTCGTATATGTTCCCTTAGTGAAACTGAATATCACGAGAGTCTACGAAACTCTAATTACAGGTTTGAGTCCTGTAGGGAACGCCACGGAGAATGCCGAGAATGTTTACATCTTTTTTGTATAAGGAAGTCCTAGGTTCGAATCCTAGTGTGGGCATAAAAACCCATATAGTTTAGCGGTAAAACGTAAAATAGACATTTTCATTCTTGTCTCCATTTGCCTTTCAAGCTGGCCTGGTGGCAGCGTCGGTCTGAAGAACCGAAGGGCTGGGTTCGAAACCCAGGAAAGGCACCATGTTTCTTCATTCATTAAAAATGAAGTGGTGGAACAGTTCATAGTGCTAAACTATGTGCCCCGTCTTTGTGTGCTTAGACGTTAAATAAACACTCCAACTTTTAGTGGACGATATGATTTCAAATATTAAGAAAAATACTAAGATAGCTTATGATAAAGGGTATAGAGTTTCTTTGACTGGTGAAGTTTTTTCTCCATTTCGTAAGGAACCTATAAAGACCTTAGCTTTGAAGGGAGAGCATAAGTATGCTAAGTTCACAGTGAAATCTGATTCTGGTGTGCGGCTTAATATCAGCGTGCATCATTTAGTAGCCTATCAAAAGTATGGAGATGAATATCTGTTATCTACTGACCTTGTAGTTAGACATCTAAATGGTGATAGATTTGATAACTCCTATCATAATATAGCTCTTGGTACTCAAGCAGACAACATGCTGGATGTACCTAAAGAAACCAGGCTCCGATCTGGAAAACATGCTGCTTCGTTTTTAAAATCCTTGACAGATGAAGAAGTTAATCAACTTAGGTTAGACAGAGACAGCGGGCTCAGCTACGCTGCTTTGATGAAAAAGTACGGATTAGCTAAATCTACAGTTTCCTACATTGTAAACCATAAAACTTATAAATAACGGACATTAGCGCAGTTAGTAGCGCGCCTGGCTTGGGACCAGGAGGTCGCCGGGGCGGGACCGGCATGTCCGACCAATCTTTGGAGAATGCTCGTAAGGATTACATCGCATATTAAAAACTAGTCTTTACAACTTTCGTCTCCTTTGGAAGGTAATCCAGTCTGGGACTGGCACTGTTTGCTAAACAGATGGCTCCTGTATGGGAGTGGGATTCGATTTCTCTGCCTTCCTCCATGGCTCGTTCGTATAACGGTCTTAGTACGATCCCCTGATAAGGGATAAAAAATGGTTCAACTCCATTACGAGCTACCAATCTTTGTGGAATGTCCGTATAGATTACATCTCAATCAGTTAAATTGACCAAATTATATCTATACAAATCTTGTCCACTTTGGTCCTATGATCTAATGGCTATGATATCTGCCTGTCGAGCAGAAAATGAGGGTTCGATTCCCTCTAGGACCGCCAAGTATTACTAGGGTCTCATTTACTTTTGTTTACTTGTAAGCTACACTTCGCTTATGGATAAACTTAAGAAGACCCAAATCATCCTAGACAATTTAGACGAGATTACTGCAGCAGTTGAGCAAGCTATATTGATAGAGGACCGGGGACAAAGGCGAGCTTATCTGAAGAGTGTTCTTTTCTACTGGCTAGGTATTATCGTTGACAACACTACGGCTTCAGAAGCCAACGTGGAAATAGCGCTTTCTGCTGCGCAAGCCATGGTAACTAGGCTAAAAGAGCAGAATAAGATCCTAATGAAACGGATCTCTGACAATCGATGATTCACCCCTCGTGATTAAGGTACTGGGATACCTGGCGGTCTGTAAAACCGTTGCCACCGGCTGCGCCGTTCGATTCGAGCCATGAGGGACCATTTGTAACCAGGGCCAAGGTTCTGGTTTTGAGAAGTCTGCGTAGTAGCAGCGGCGAACCAGTCTTCTCACCCTAGGCCGTGCTAGGTATTAACCACGGAGACAATTTCACTCCGGGTTCGTCTAACGGTAGGACGTGAGCCTTTGGTACTCACTGACGGGGTTCAACTCCCTGCCCCGGAACCATTATGCTGGACTAAGCCAAAGCGGACGAGGCGATACGTTGTGACCGTATTATTAAGGAGTTCAAGTCTCCTAGTTCAGACCAACTTAGAGGTAGTATGACTGTAAATAGTGCTAATATCGCAGACTATCCAGGCGTAGCGTCTTATCGAGATGCTTTCTCTGCTGCCGTAACTCTGCTACAATCTAGTAACACTAAAGCTGGTAAATCTATAGTCCAACTAGCTGCCATGGCTATTGCAGTAAAGATTTTCAACCTAGAGATTGCTCGTATTGACGGAACGGTGCCTTGATGCCTATACAAGTTAAATACTACTTACTTGCTGCAGCTTGGTTAGAAACTGAGGCTTCTTATCGGCTCCCATTCTTTGGAAGGTCAGCTGCAGGAATCGTAGCTAGAATTCTTCGTAAAGAAGCCGACATACTAGCCGCATCTTACGTTCCTTGATTATTGGGTTCGACGCCAAAGTGGACGCGGCAGCAGACTTTTAATCTGACCTTAGTGAGTTCAAGTCTCACCGGACCCACCAACTTCAGGATTCTATGAATACATTCTTCTGGGTAATGTCTAGTGTCATTGTAAGCATCCAACTAGTAAACCATTGGTTCTACGGTAAGGGCAGACTTGACATTTCGTACCCGATGACTGTTGTAGCCTTCATAGGATACCTTATCTTAGAAACAGCCTTAGCTTTTCATGATCCAGACCAGAAGGCTGTGCTACTATTCAACATCACTAACTTATGGGGTCTATTCAACGCTGCAAAGGGTTGGTATAGACTTCGAGAAGAAAAGAAAAACTTAACGGGCGTGTAACTCAACTGGGAGAGTGCCAAGGACCATCCTTTGCTAAGAAATGTTCCTCTCCGTGACATGTCGGACATAATACCTCAAGATTACTCAATGAGTTATTCTCTCTGTTTCTGTCTTTATGATGCACTATTAATACACTTGGATATTTGTTATATCCGCATCGTTCACACATCATTTCTTTGTTCCTGAAGGCCAAAGACCTGTAACTTGCTGCACTTAACTGTTTACCGTAGTGGTCTGGTTGTATCTCTTCTATACCATTTTCTATTCTTTGCCCGTTATCCTTGCACTTTCTACTACAGAAATATACTCCGCTTTTAGAGTTATTGCGTTGAGTTCTATTGCGGTAAAAGTGCTTACCACACATTCTGCACTCACAGTTTGTTTCTTTCTTTGTTTTTGTACTAGCTGTGTACTTAGCTACACATTCTTTGCTACAATATCTTCCGTTTCCTCTAGCTACGTCTCTTTTAGGAGCCGGAAAATCTTTATTGCAATAAACACAAGTTTTTAGTTCATAACTTGACTTGATCATATACTATCCTTGGGGGATGGGAATGCATGGGGTGTTCGCCTGCCTTGCAAGCAGGATACCAGGTGGGATCGTTACCCACATCCTCCACCAAATTATACGTGGTTTGTACTAGGTTTGCAATGCAACACTAGTCACGTCCACTAATAATGCCCTAATAGCTCAGTGGTAGAGCACAATCTTGGTAAGATTGGGGTGGAGAGTTCGATTCTCTCTTGGGGCTCCATGGTGCTTATGAAAAATAAAAGAATGTTAAATGGCTATGTATTAGTTCATTGTCCTGATCATCCTAAATCTTTGGCATCAATGGACTATTACGTTTATGAACATGTTATTGTTGCTGAAAAGTCTCTTGGAAGACCTATTCTAGACGATGAAGAGGTTCATCATCTAGATTTTGACAGGTCTAATAATAGACCCGACAACCTCTTAGTTCTAAGGTCGTCAGAACACAGAAGGTTACATAACTGGCTAGATAAAGGAGCGCCAGGATGGGTTAGGCGTCCGGTTAAACTCAAGGCAACTGAGGTGTACTGTAAGTCTTGTTCTGAAGTTATACTAGGCCAAGGTTCTTCATTTTGCTCGGAAGCCTGTAGGGGTAAATTTCATAGAAAAGTTTCTAGACCTTCGAAAGAAGAACTATCTAAGCTTTTAGAAACCATGACCTATACTGGTATAGGGCACCTATTCGGTGTATCGGACAACGCAGTTAGGAAGTGGGTTAAAAGTTACAAGCTTAATGGCCCTGTAGCTCAGCAGATAGAGCAGTGAGCTTCTACCTCATTGGTCGGGAGTGCAATTCTCTCCAGGGCTGCCAAATTTAGGAGACGATATGAGTAATGATCTTCCAAATGAAGACAAGTATCTAATGATGCTCAAGATGCAGCGCATTGAATACGTCAAGAAACACGGCGTAGACCCTCCGGGGTATGCAGAAGCTGAGGCAAAGGCTCTTGCGATGCGTGAAGCGGCAAAAAGCAAGCGAGGCACTTGACGACTCTGGAAGGTGTTACTATATTACTCTCATGGGCGTGTACGCGAACGGCATAGCGGCTTCGCTTAGAACGAAGTGTTTGTAGGTTCAAGTCCTATCGCGCCTACCAATTTTGCCCATATGGTGGAATCGGCAGACACAGGAATCTCAAAAATTCCCGCCAACAGCGTGCTGGTTCAAGTCCAGCTATGGGTACCAATCATCAACTGTTTCAATCAACTAACTAGTATATATGAGGGACACTATGAGCGTAGCTAAGACTAAGACCAATAAGGCACGTAAGACCAGCAACAAGAGTGAGCGTATCGTTTGGGGTATCGACGGAACTGAGATGCTTTTCTCGTCTCGAAGCCAGGCCCGTTCGGCTAAGGTTGAGGGTGAGAAGGTTACCAGCTATCGACTAGTGCCTCGTAAGACTAAGTGAATCAACAAGCAAACCCGGCTTGAAAGACGAAGGGTGACAGCGGGAAAGACTGCGCAACTATGCGGATAGGACGGCTCCATCTCGGCCTCATAAGCCTGAGACCCTTCTAGTTCAACCCTAGAATCCGCTACCGCTCTGTCCTTTTGGAAAGGACCTGCTCTCATAAGGCGGGAATGAAGATTCGATTTCTTCCAGAGCGACCACGGGAGTATACGCGAATGGCATAGCGGGATCTCTTAAAATGATCTGTCTGAGAGTTCAAGTCTCTCTACTCCTACCAAATTTGGTATAATGTTTAACTTGTAGAGGTTAAAATGGAAAAGCCAGTCTTACTATTAAATGCTACCTACGAACCGCTTAAGGTCTTATCTTGGCAGAAGGCTATCATGCTTTACTTCTCTGATAAGGTAGAGATCGTAGAAGAGTATGACGACTTTGACCTTAACTCCCCATCGATCACCATAAAGTGCCCTTCGGTAATTAGACTTAAGAAGTACGTTAGGGGTGATAAGACAAAGGTTAAGTTCTCTAGAAGTAACATCTTTGCAAGAGACCAATACACTTGTCAGTACTGCGGAAAGCAGCCTGGTGTTCAGAATCTTACCTTCGACCATCTACGTCCTAGGGCTTCAGGTGGAAAGACGGAGTGGAGTAATATCGTAACTGCTTGCTATCCCTGTAATAGCAAGAAGGGAGATAAGTCCTTAGCGGAGGCAAAGATGTATCCTAAGCAGCTTCCGTTCAAGCCTGATCATCATCCAACGGCTCACATCCGTTGGGCAGTAAGTAGGACTCCAGACTCTTGGGCTAGCTACTTATCATAATCGAGCATGGAAGCGAAACCAGGACGGCTCCTGGACCTGTCTTGAAAACAGTGTGTGCCTGATGAGGGCATGGAGATCGACACTTCTCGCTTCCGCCACTTGACAAGGAGCACGGTACTAGCTATCTTGCTCCTACTTGGAAGTTGAACCAGTCAGGGACTGGCACCGTTTGGAACACGGTTGGCTCCTTAACGGGAGTACGTTTCGAGTACGTCGGCTTCCTCCGTTTTCGTGCCATGAAATCCTACAGGTGCAACTGTAGGTACTGGAAGGCTGCAACCTTCCAGTTTTGGAAGGTAAACTGACCTGGGGTCAGCACTCATTCGAAACGAGTTGGTGCCTGAAAGGGTATAGTGTTCGATTCACTTGTCTTCCTCCAATGCAAGCATCGCCAAGCGGTAAGGCACCTTCTTTACATGGAGGATATCGGGAGTTCGATTCTCTCTGCTTGCACCAATGTCTCCATCGTCTAATGGCTCAGGACGTAGCTCTCTCAAAGCTAAAATGGCGAGTTCAAATCTCCCTGGAGACACCAAACTTTTGCGGGCGTAACTCAATTGGTAGAGTACTAGTCTTCCAAACTAGCTGTTGTCGGATCGTTCCCGATCGCCCGCTCCATGAAGCATTCCATCTGTGATGGCAATAGTCTGCAAAACTGTTTGAGCAAGGTTAGATTCCTTGATGCTTCTCCAATGCACCAGTCTTCTAATGGCTAGGAAGTCGGACTTTCAATCCGATAATGATGGGTTCGATTCCCTCCTGGTGTGCCAATTTTGGTCCGTTAGTTCATTAGTAGAATCCCTGTTTTGTACTCAGGAGAGAAGGGGGCGGAACCCTTACGGACCTCCAAGTTACTGAAATCATTATAGAAATGTCTCCAAAGGGACGAGGAGAATGTGTTATGGCAAATAAGGCTCTATTTACTTCTGGTGGTCGTTCGAAGCATGCAGTTCCGGCTACCAATACTGTGAACCGTGCAGGTGGTGTCGCTTATACGCTTTCCGACAAGGAAGCTCTAGCGCAGTATGCTGCAACCTGCATGTTTGGACAGACGTACTACGCTTCTGGTTCTGAGCAGCTTGACGAGGTTCTTGTTCTTGCTAACAAGGTCGATGCTGAGTTCCTTGCTAAGATCGCGATTTACTCGCGAAAGAACGCACTGCTTAAGGACGTACCTGCACTTCTAGTGGCGGTTCTTGCTACGCGCAATACCAACCTGTTCAAGCAGGTATTTCCTAAGGTTATTGATAATGCACGCATGGTTCGTAACTTTGTGCAGATCATGCGTTCCGGTAAGGTAGGACGTAAGTCCCTTGGTTCTGCATCTAAGCGTGCAGTACAGGCTTGGTTTGCTAAGCAGACTGATGACCAGATTTTCCGTGGTTCGGTAGGTAACGATCCTTCCATGGGAGACGTTCTCAAGCTTGTTCATCCTAAGCCGGAGACTAAGGCGCGCGAAGCTCTTTATGCCTACATCATGGGTAAGGAGTACGACGCTGCACAGCTTCCTAAGCTTGTGCAGGAGTTCGAGTCTTTCAAGAAGAACCCTTCTTCGTTTGACGTTACTCCGGATGTGCCTTTCCAGATGCTTACTTCACTTGGTCTAACCACCAAGCATTGGACTGGAATTGCTAAGAATGCTGGTTGGCAGATGCTCCGTATGAATCTCAATACTTTTGAGCGTCATGGAGTCTTCTCTGACCGTAAGGTTCTCGATGCTGTTGCTGCTCGTCTATCCGACGCTGCAGAGATTGCAAAGGCTCGCCAGTATCCGTACCAGATCTACACTGCCCTTCAGGCTACTGGTACTAAGCACATGGAGCTTAACCTAGCTCTGCAGACTGCACTAGACCACAGCATGTCCAACGTTCCTACGCTTTCGGGTAATACCGTTATTTGCTTAGATAACTCTGGTTCCATGAGTGCTCTTGTGTCTGGCAAGGGAACAACCTCTTGCCTACAGGCTGGTTCTCTCTTCGCTACTGCACTACTTCGTGCAAATCCTACTGCTAAGTTTGTTGTCTTCAATGACAACGCTCAGTGGGTCTCCTTGAATCCTCGGGATTCGGTTTACACCAACATCCAGAAGATTCTTGGAATTCGCAGCGGTGGAACTACCATCTCTGCTCCGTTTGCACTTCCTGGTTTTGACTGGGCAGATAATGTAATCATTATCTCGGACAGCGAATCGTGGGTGGATACGACCGAAAAGGGAAGACCTACCGCGCTAATGTCCAAGTGGACTGCACATAGCAGTAAGAAGAAGGATGCGAAGATGATCCTTATGGATCTTGCTCCGCACGCATACTCTCAGGCAGCTAACGACCGAAAGGACATCCTAAAGGTCGGTGGATTCAGCGACTCTGTATTTGATGTTGTAGGACACTTCCTCAATAACCAGAATCAGGGTTCTGCTTGGGTAGAGAAGATTGAATCCATGATTTCACTGTAGGTTTCGGGTCATAGGTAAGGCCTCAAGTAACACTCGTACTGTTACTTGGGGCCTTTTTTAATTGCCTCATACTTTTGTTTTTGCTACACTGCGAGTATTATCTAAGGTGATTTATGCTCTACGTTAACTGGCCCTCCGCTGTAGCCACAGAAGCTGAAGTGTGGAGGGTTTTGGACCTTTCCGGTATGACTCGAAGTGTTCGAGAGTCACGTAACTTCACCCTGGCAGGTTTTGTGTACCTAAATGGCAACAAAGTATCCGGGTTGAAGGATAAAGTTTATGTAGGTGCTGTATTTACTTTAGAACTAAGATTTCCTGATGGATTTACAAAGTCTCAGAAAATCTTCCTAAGAGCTATGCCTAAGATCAAGAATCCTAGGCAGAATTCTCCATTTGTGGTAAATAGACGGTCATGACTTATACTCCTACATTTAAGTGCAAGTACTGCGGGCAGTTAAAGTCCGCTGATGTGTTTTCTGCTGAAGAAGGCTTATTTGTTCCATGTCAATGCTCTGGAAGCAGAGCAGCAGAAGAACAAGCGCAGCGAGTTCAGTATGAACTAAGAAAAAGAAGTAGACAGAAAAAGTAATATTACAAGAGGGTGACAATGGCATATACGAATAAGAACAAGGATCATAAGCGTCGTGAGATTGATCCTAAGAAGATTAAGAAGCATTCTAATATTGTAAGACAGTTCACAAACTCTACCCGAGTTTCCGGAGAGCGTGAAGCCACCAAGAGTGGCTTCAAGGCTGGAATCTATAACGGTAAGATGTTTGAGTCGTATTACGAACAGGTTATGGAGGGTGCTAGTTCTGACCTTGTTATGCACGACAAGAAGTATCGTACTTTGAGAGTTCTTAGCGGAACTGGCTTTTTGCTTACTGTAGAGAACCCTACGGAGCAAAAGGAGCTTTGGAAGCTAGACCAGCGTCCTCTTATTGCTGGTGATGTAATCGAGTGTGAGCCAGGTAAGGCTTATCGTATTGCTACAACAGACCGGGATATCCTAGAGCTAGTAGTAACCCAGGAGCCTAAGTATGACTCTAAGCTAGCCGTATTAGAAGAGTCAGAAGCGGTTGCCAATATTACAGAAGATATGCTAAACTCTGTGTCAAGATCTGATATCATTAATGATCTGAACTTTGTTCCTGTTCGTAGGGGCTCAAAGGCCCGTGAACAGCAAGCTGCTATTCGCGGCGATCGACCAGAAGCTACTGAGCGTCCGGTTGTTCAACCTACGATCAATAAGAATCCACAGGCCGATTTGGCCGCATATCTAGCAAGCTCTGACGACGGATGAATATGCCCTTGAACCTGTACTTATCAGACCCAATGAATAAGTCCTGGCTTCCTATGAAGCCAGGAGAGAAAGCTCAAAGGGCAAGTAATGCTATTGCTAGACAGGCTTCTAATGCTCCAAAGATGCCTAATCCAGCGGCTGGTGGTACAGGTTCTACTCCTAAGGTTCCAAATCCTTCCGCAGGAAGTGCAGGGTCTTCTCCTTCTGGATCTAAGGCATCTGGCGGGGGAAGCTCTCAACCTAAGGATTACTATTCTAAGAAGGATTATCCTGAGCGTCCAAACAACGCAATTGATGAGACTGACGCAAGCTGGGTATTACCTAAGGGTCAGGCACCTCAGTACAATAAACAGGCTAAACCACAAGAAGAGCAAGGGCAGCAACAGGGTCAGCAGCAACCGCAAGGTCAAGGTGCTGGCTCTAAGCCTGTTGATGAGAACGGTAAGGTAGTAGCTCACTCTCCACAAGAGAGCGGAGACCCGTATGCTCCCGTGTCTCATGAACCTCCAAAAGATCCGCTACAGCAGAATGCTCAAGCGCAGAATGATGCTCAAGCTCGTGCAGCTAAGAAGACTGCCCTAAAGCAGAAGCTAAACCAACCATTTGGTACTCCAGAACCTCCAAAGCAGGGAGAAGCTACACCAGAAGAGGTGGCTCAGCGTTCTGGCTTTGGTGCGGCTAAGGATGAGGACTTAAATCCTACTACCTTGGCTACTATGGCTCATTTGCATGAGCAAATGAAGAATCCTTCTGAGCGAGATCGTTATCTAAAGCTTATGGAGGAGAAGACAAAGGACTTCACTCCGGAGCAGCATGCTGAGTTGTCTGAGAAGCTTAAGCAGGTAGGTAATGCTACTACAGACAAGCTTTCTGCTAAGCATGGTGGTCTTGCAGCTATGGGTAAGCTTGATAAAATCAAGAATCCTATGGATGATACGGAAGAGCAAGCTAAGGATCGTATTCGGCCAGAGCACACTCAGCCTGAAAGTTGGTTGCGTCCACAGAAGCATGAAGCTGATGTTAAGCATGAGTACTTAGCTGATAAGTACGTTGGTGGTCATAAGGCGAAGGAAGATGCTCGTGATGTAAAGCGGCATACGATTGAAGGTCCTCGCAAGGCCAAGGAACGCTTTGAGTCCGAGCTTGAGGCTTATAATAAGCAACAGGCAGCTGCAGCCGAACAGACTGAAGGACATGAGCAGAAGCTTCAAGAGTATGAAGATACTCGTAACGCTTTGTCCAATAAGCTGAAGGATACTACTGAGAAGTTAAAGGGCCTTAAGCAGAAGCATAAGGAAGCTCTAGACGAGGCACACAAGGATATTCTTTCTGAGCATGAGCGTGGTATTGAGGAGCATAAGGCTAAGACTGACAAGGCATTAGCTGATCATACTAAGGAGCTTGAAAAGATCAAGACTCAGGTTTCAGAGCACAATAAGAACAAGCCAAAGTTAGACAGACCTAAGAAGGGCGCATCTCCAGAAGAGATGAAGAAGTATGAAGCTGCTAAGCAAAAGGCTGATAATGAGCACAAGTATAAGGGTCATCTTCTCGATGCTGAACTTACCAAGAAGACTAAGGAAATAGAGAAGGTAAAAACTTCAGCCAAGGGTGAACTAGACAAGCTTACCAAGGAACTTAAGGAAGTTAAGTCCAATAAGGACAAGCTCAAGGAACATCCTAAGGTTTCTAAGATTCAGAAGCAGATTGACGAGGCTGAAGAAGACATCAAGGCTACAAAGCTTCATCAGGAAGACAACGAGTTCAATAAGCCTAAGCCTCCAAAGGACAAGGCTAAACAGCGTGTTTACCAGCCTCGAAAGCCTGAGACTGCTCAAGAGAATATTCATCGTGATGCTCATCGCCATGAGGCTCAGTCCATGGCGGATAAGTTGCGTTCTCACATAGAGAATAACCCAGACATGGATGAGTCTGACCGTGAGGAAATGAAGAAGCTTCACGAAGAGCTTATGACTCATGCACACCTTGAACACGTACCTGATAAGCAGCACAAGTATGAGCTTCGTACAATCTCCCAGCGTGCAAGACAGCTTGGTGGTCACGAAGACTACAATGAGAAGAAGGCGAAGGCTGAGGCTAAGGAGTCCAAGGTAAGGGCCGGTGAGGCTAAGCAGCAGGCTCGTGAGCAAGCTAAGGCTGAACGTGAACAGGCTAAGAAAGATAAGCAAGCTGAGAGAGAGCAAGCTAAGAAGGATAAGGCAGCGGGTAAGTCTAAGGATAGAACCTTCAAGTCTCCTGAGAATGCTATGGAGCATGCTCAGGTAGACTCCCATCGTCGCCGCGCTCACCAAATGAAGCAGAATATTATGTCTCATTTGAAGCACAACAAGAACATGGATCCAAATACTCGTAAGTATTTGGAAGACATGGTAAAGCCTGGTGGTGAACTAGATGCTCACGCTAACACTGACTTTGTGCCTGACGCAGAGCACTCTAAGAATCTACGTCAGATTCAAGGTGCTGTTAAGGATTTCAGCAGTAAACCTCATCCAAATGACCAACCAGAAAAGGCTGGTGCCAAGGGCAAGGGAACTAGCTTTGAACAAGCTTGGAAGCGTGGAGGCCATGTAGGTGAACAACTAGCATCTGCAGGAGCTTCTAGTGGCGCAGGCGGTGCATTCGTTCCTATGCTGACTTCCAAGCCAATTGGTGGTATTATCGCAGGCGGTCATAAGCTCTTGTCTGGTGGAGATAAGAAGGAATCTCCTACAGCACAAGATGCTAAGTCTGGATATAAGTATCAAACTAAGCCTTTGGCCTCAGAACCCGCACAGTCTGTAACAGGGCCTACGGCTTCGAATCAACAAACATCTAATCCAGGAGATGTTCAACCTCCTGAAATGCGCCAGTTACCTCCACCAGGTCAAGGTGCTGCTACTCAGATTAGAAATGAGATGAAGGTTAAAAAGTCACTTACTTCTCTAGAGTCTGAGCTTAGAACTACTGAACTTGACCGAGCCATGATTTCCATGAAACTTAGAAATATTAAGAGGTTTTGATTCATGCGTCTTTATTTAGACCTAAATAAGTCCATTAAGAAGGCTACAGGACCTACTCCAAATGCCTCTATTGATACTCCTACAGAGAAGGAAAGCACTCGGGCGTATGATAACTCCTATGAGAAGCAGCCTGTAGGAGTCTCAGGAGCTTCTGCTACACCAGATAAGCCTGAGGTAGGTAAGCAGTGGAAAGAAGAATCTCCAGAGGAACCTGAGGCCACTGAGAAGAGCAAGAAGTCGGACAAGGAAATCAAGAAGTCCCTCAGTGCCCCAAGGGAAGCTACTGAGCTTTTAAAGTCTTTTAACTCCGGGTTAGAGGCTGAAATTCGCAGATCTAAGCTTAAGTCCGTAGAAGTAGAGTTTCTTACCAAGCATTTAGGCTATTCTGAGGATGATATTATCAAGGGGCGTGCTATAATCTCGGGTAGAGATAGACATAAGTTTAATGAATGGCTTTTGTCCCGTCTTCCTAAGTTTCCTGAACAGCTTTACAGAGGCAGGTAATCTTGTCTAATATTGATTTCGAGAAATGGGTTTCCCAGGTTGCTTCGTGGCAAGAGACTACGAAGCAGATTCCTGCCATGGTACATGATGACTTAATCTTGAAGTCTAAGTACAACCCGGATGAAGCATCAAGAGGATTTAAGTCTCATACTTTTGATCCCCTTGCTGTTCAGTACTCTATGGGCTTCAAGGATAGAAAGTATTCTCTATCTTATGACGTTTTAAAGCGTATTCCTCAACAGCTTAGCATCGTTGCTGCAATTATTCAGACTCGTTGCAATCAGGTAGCCTCGTTTTCTGTACCTTTCAGGTCTTCTAAGTCTCTAGGCTTTGTGGTTAAGCACAAAGACCCAGGAAAGCTTACCACTAAGGGTGAGCGAGAGATGATCAAGAGTCTTGAAAACTTCATCTATAACTGCGGTCACGATAAGCCAAATCCTCACAATTTAGACGTAAAGCGTGATGACTTCGAAACTTTCCTACGTAAGGTAGTCCGTGACTCGCTCATGTATGACCAGCTTACATATGAAGTAGTACCTGACCATCGTGGTATGCCTTACGAGTTCATGGCTGTAGACGCTTCTACAATTCGTCTAGCAACGCAGAAGTCTATTTTTGGTCCTAATAATACTTGGCATAATAGACCAGCTGCGATTTCGAATGAGTTCCTTCTATCAGGTAAGGAAAATCCTTACAGAACCATGCAGCTGTACAGCAAGGACCCTTCTAAGCGTCCTTCATTTGTTCAGGTTATTAATGGTCAGATTGAGAATGTATATACCCAGGATGAGCTAGCCTTTGGTGTAAGAAACCCAAGAACTGACATTTACATCCAAGGATATGGATACGGTGAGCTTGAGCAGCTTGTAACTGTTATTACTTCTCATTTGTATGCAGAAGAATACAACAGACGCTTCTTCATGCAAGGTTCTGCACCTAAGGGTATGCTTGTGTTCAAGGGTGATACTATGACTCCTGACCAGCTTGAAGCATTCAAGCGTCAGTGGAGGTCTAACCTTGAGGGCGTAGAGAACGCTTGGCGTACTCCAATCATTCAGTCTGAGCAAGGCGCTGAGTGGATGGACTTAGGTAAGACAAATCAGGAAATGGAGTACAACGCTTGGATTGAGTACTTAATCAAGATTACTTGTGGTGTTTTCCTGATTGATCCAGCCGAACTTAACTTCGACCTACATGGAGGTGTTTCTCAGACGCCGCTATTCGAGTCTTCACAAGAGTGGAAGTTGAAGGCTTCTAGAGATCGTGGATTAAAGCCTCTCCTTAGATTCATTGCTAAGATGATCAATGATAATATCATCAACAAGATTGATGACCATTTCATGTTTGATTTCGTTGGCTTGGATGAGCTTACTGAGCAGGAAAAGCATGAACTTCGTAAGGAGCAGGTTTCTAGTTACAAGACTCTCAATGAGATTCGTCGTGCAGAAGACCTTCCGGATGTAGAGCATGGTGACATGGTTCTTAATCCTACATATATTCAAGCTATGCAGGCTGCACAGCAGATGGAACAACAGAAGCAGCAGCAACAGCAAATGGCCCAACAGCAAGGTGGCGGAGACCAGGGAGCCGGTGGAGAACAAGGCGGAGAACAGCCTGAAACTCCTAATACGCCTGCTTATGCCGACAATTTCACGAAGAGTATTCAAGTTTCTTCCGGCACTAAGTTCCTAGAAATCAGTCTAGATGACTGGCTTACTGAAGTTAGAAATACTTAGACGATTGTTTATTTCTTATCAATTTGATAAAATCAAGCAGTATTACAAAGTTTGGTAATACTTTTGGAGAATCAAGATGCCCTATAAGTCCGAAGCACAAAGAAAGTATATGCACGCCGCAGCAGATCGTGGCGATGTACCCAAGAAGGTTGTCGATGAATTCGACAAGAAGTCCAAGGGTAAGAAGGACCTTCCTGAGCACATCTCAAAGGCTAGAGAAGAGGCAAAGGCTTCTCTTAATAAGCTTAACGAGAAGCTGGATGACCAGTTCTTTAAGAGTCCTCTAGGAGGCGAAAAGTGCGATCCTACTGAAGAAGAGAACGTAGAGAAGGGTCTTCGGGCTGCTACTGTGAACTCTCTTGCTAGACGAGAGCGCATGGCTCACGCTATCGCAGCGTATGACGAGCCTGGTACTTATGGAGCAGGAATCACAAGCGCACAGCCTGCGATTGGAACTAACCGAGTTGGTTCGCTTGCGGAGCCTCCCGTAGTTCCTGTACGCCGCATTGAGTCTCCATTTGAGATGCAGCCTGTCTCTGTTGAAGTTTACAAGTCTTGCAATGCTTGCGGTTATGTAAGTAAGAGCCTTGATTCCGGTTGTACTCGTTGCGCTTCTTTGAAGGCAGCTAGTGCGACTGCTCCAGAGATTTGGAGGAGATAATGTTGTACATTCGCCACGATATCATTAAGGGTGGTCCAGAAGATTCCACGGGTGAACATCGTGGCGGAGCATATGCTGCGCGTGTTCAAATCGGTGTTGAAAAAGATGGATCTCCGATGTATAAGTACTTCAAGACTCGTGAGGAGTACGAGAACTACTTAAAGCATAAGGCTACTGGATCTCGAAAGAAGTCGGACAGTAAGCTGAAAGAGAAACTATCCGAAGAGCATGAAAAGTCGTCAAAGCACACAAAGCAGAGCGTTGGCGAAAAGAATCTATTTGTAAAAGACAAGAAAGATGACAAGAAGGTTGAAAAGAGCCTTCCGCTGTACATAAGGAGCAAGTGATGTCTCATCTACCAAGAATGCCTGTTCGTTTTATTCCAGAGAATAATGAGTTGCTTAAGTCCCAGGCAGGGGTAGGCACGGCATCTGCTGGCGCAGGTTCTGTTACTGATTATTCGCAATCTGACGTAGTTCCACAGACCATCATGTCTGATGTGTATAGAGCGCCGCTTGACCGTATGCACGGTAATGAGCTGGCTCGTCGATATCCAGATGGAACCCTAGACGTTGATAATATGAAGCATAAGGTTCTCGATGCTCTACACAGAGCTAAGTGCGGTATGCCTCTCAATGCTCTAGAAGAGTTGGCTCTCAGTGTGCTCTTCCCCTCTTCCTTCATGTTCTATGATCCTTCCTTGACCGGTGACCTGGCTAAGGTAAACTTAAAGGTAACACCAGACGAGTGTGCTCAAGTAGCGCAAGCAGTTGCTGCACATCTTGCCTATCAGTTTGAATACCTACGGTTCAAGCGTCAGTAATGAAAGTTAAGACAAACCTAACACCCGGAGAACTAGAATTAGTATCTAAGGGTCTAGCAAAGCTAGCGGAAACTCAGCATCCTCCATACGTTCCTGAGAACAATGCTGAGACTGAGCTTTTAAGAAAAGCAGATTCTATCTTCGACCAGTTTGTTGATTTCATTCAAGACGATATATCTAAAGTTTTATTCACAAAGGACTGACACATGAGTAATACCGGTTGGGCACCTAAGCCTCTTAGACCTACATTAAATGAAGGCGTGTTTGCCTTTGATGAAACCTACGCTGTTGTGCGTAAGAGCGTTTCAGCGATTGAGTACCAGCGTGCAAAGGATGGTACTCCTATCACTGCTCACGGGCCTACTGCTCTAAGAGCCGCAGGCCCTGATCTAGTCCTTAGGTCGGACCTAGTAAAGAGCGGAGCTTCTACAGCTGTTTCTGCTCCTTTAGACAGCGAAAAGCTTGATCCTGAGGCGGTTGTTAAGGCATACTTAGCTCATCAAGATTGAGGCTAAGTGTGGCGTATGAACTTTCGCATTGGGGATATTCGCAAGGCTCTTCGACTTAACGTTAACTGGTTTACCGCATCCGTACTAGGCGTTGACTCGTTAACGGATGAGGAACAAGAAGAGCTTAAAGCAAATGACAAGCTGCCTAAGAAGAGCTTAGACTTAGTTGAAAGGTCTTTCGTTCTTGGGCGGCTAAAGTCAATTCTAAAGCGTGCGGAGTTCGGTAAGATTTCGTATGAGGAGCTTGTACACGAAGCTAACTCAATAAAGCTGTCTCCTATTGAAGAGTTAGCTTTACAGCAAGCAAAGCTGAAAGCAGCTGCACACATCAAGCGTATTGCTGATGATATTGCGGCTGATGTGTACTCAGAGTTGCAGAAGGCGTCGAAAGACACCGTTTCTGAAGCTACAGTTCGTAATATTATAAAGGATGAGGTTCAGCTTGCTATTCTGAACAGAAAAACTCATCAGGAGCTTGCGTCTTCGTTAGCTTCTCGACTTAAGACCAAGCACAAGAAGAACTGGTCTTTAATAGCCGAGACAGAGCTTCACGCAGCTAAAACTCAAGGTATTGCTCAAGCTATCCTTTCCGGAGTTGATGTTTACTCTGGTGTGGGAGGACCTGATGCGCGAGTATCCGTTATTCCTAAACCTACAGCCTGTGAGGATTGCAAGGGTCAATATTTAGACCCTAACGGCAATCCTAAGATTTTCAATCTTGGAGAGTTAATAGCCAATGGAACTAATGCCGACTCAAACCACTCAAAGCGACAAGGCATCCATATTTATTGGAAGCCTGTACTTCCTCCTTTGCATCCACGCTGCCGCTGCGATTTACAGTATATCCCAGACGGCGCATCCTGGAACAATGGTAGGCTTGTTCTAGAGAATCAGGACTTGTATAAGCAGAACATCTCCAAAGCTATTGGAGATAGTTCTATGAGTCCTACGGTTAAGCCTAAGGGTCCTCCAGGCTCCGCAAAGCCTGCAGGAAATCCTGCTATGCCTGGTATTGATTCACCTCAAGGTGCTGCGTCTAAGGCAGTTGCTGGCGGCTCTACAGGACCAAAGACTGTTAAGCCGGGTAAGGCTAAGGGCGGTGGTGCAGCTGGCGGTGTAGAGAAGGACTACTTCTCTAAGCAAGACTACCCTGAACGCCCAATCAATGCTATTGATGAAACAGATGCCAGCTGGGTACTTCCTAAGGGCCAGTCTCCGAAGTATGGACAGCAAGCTTCCCAGGATGATTCTTCCGAACGAAATGTAGCTAATGTTTCGGAGAATAAGTCCATCGCAAATCCACATGATACGGTATTGAAGCATCTTAAGACTAGTAAGATTGACTCAAAGAAGCGTATCGGAGAAACTGAAGGTGACGTAGCTGGTTTTAGTGAATCGTACAAGGTTCATCTTGAAGGCAACGGTAGTGCCCTCATGAAGCCTTCCGCATTCTCAGGAACAGTACAAGGTCTGTGGGCTGAAGCTGGTGATCTTCCCGCTGCTGGATGTCAGGCAATTCCTTACGGTACCTTTGCAAAGCGTGAGGAAGCTTATTATCAGCTTAATATGGCACTTGGAATGACCTCCCACGTACCTCCAACCACTACTAGACACGAAGATGATATAGAAAACAGCATGCAAGCGTGGTCTGAGGGTTATGTCAATCTTGGTACTAGTGAAGCTGAGAATAAGGGTCATGATCATTTAGATGCTGTTGGCCTGGCTCTAGATAATTGTCCTCCTGATAAGAAAGAGCATTTTAGACATAAACTAGAAGAAATTGCTATCATGGCAATTATTGGTAATCATAATGACCAACATTTGGATAACATTATGATTAGTCCGGACTACAGTGACGCTGTTGCTATTGATAACTCATTCTCTATTGGAACTGGTCTTCTTGGTCATGCAAATGGTGTAATAGTGTCCATGGCAAGAAAGAACATGAAGGTCAAAGTTCCTGATAGCTTAATGCAGCGTATAAATAATACTACGTTGTCCGATCTTCAGCGAAGTTTGAGTGGCTACATGGAAGATTGGGCTATTGGTCAAACTTACCTTCGTATGCAATATGTCAAGTATTTGCAAGAGAATGACGGGTACATTGACCAAGCAAAGATTATAGATGGTTCTTATGGTGATGGTAATGGTAATGAAAACTATGCCCACTGGTTGTGGTGGCCTGATGCAAAGAAGGTAGAGGGAGGACATACTGTAGCCTATAAGAGCCAGATGTATGAGGACCGAAAGGCTAAGGGACTTACCGCAAATCAGCTATTTGAGTCATTTGCAAAACAGTGGATGGATGATGCGCTTGACGGGGATGAGAACTCTCCTGAGTTTAAGGCTGCTGCGGAGCTTAGTCGCGTTGGTGTGTTTATGGGGGCTGGTTTCGCTACCAATCCAGCAGCTTATAGGTCTGAGGGAAAACACAGGGATTATGAGCGTTCTATAAAGCCTGGGTACCCTCCTAAGAATGTAAAGACAGCTTCGGGTGTCATTACTAAGGAAGCTCATTTAGCCGGTTTAGGTAAAACAGGAATAAGTCTTGAACATCAGTTCTTTAGTACTAGTCCTGAGGTAGAGGATGGTTCTAAGCCTATTGAGATGGAAAGTTCTTCTGGTCCTGTAAAGGAAGTAAACTTTGAGGATAAGCTTGACAATCTTATGGAAAAGGAAGATCCAGAGCGTAAGGAACACGTAAGTAAGCTTATTGATAGTGTATTTGACAAGCTTCTTGGCTCTAAGCCAGAAGATGGGTCTGAGGCCCTAGATTCTAACGAGCTACTAGACCCAGCACTTAAACCACAACCAAAGACTGCTAGAAAAATATTCAAGAAGCCCATTGAAAAGTCGAGCAGACTCTACGTTAGGCTTGACTAAGCCAGAAGGCTACCTATCTTGTAGGTAGGAGGCAGTATGAATGAAGAACTAAAGTATGAGCTTGTTAGCGATGACGGTACGGACCAGAAGGTTGTAGCTACTTTTTGGTGGGATGGTAAGAAGACTTGCTGTGATAAGAAAAGCGTACTAAACGGTGCAGAGTATAAGCATCCTCTTAGGTATAGGGCGGATTCTCTGCAGTTTTTTAAGACACTAAATATGGTATATAAGCACCCAAGCCTTTACCTGCGAAAGAAGCAAAAGGATGACTAGACTACATAAGTGTACATTAGGCGGAGGCTCTGCCTGTAAGAATCAAGGTGGTGATGGATCTACTTTTCATAAGAGTGGGTTCCTTCACCCTTTTCCGTCTGTCTATGAGGGAATTCAAGTATCTGACCCATGCTCTCCTTTGTCTAAGTCCCTTGAGGATGTTTGTGTAGATCTTGTAGACCTTGAAGATGACTTTGATGATGACATATCAAAGGCAATGTTAGGTATTCATTTAGGGACAGTGTTCAATACTCAGAGTTTCATATCCAAGGCTTTGTATGAAATAGACCTGGATAGTCCTGAAGGTATTACTAAAGTATTAGAACTACTTCCTATTTTGGACCCTGAGATCCTAAAGGTAATATACAGCGACATTTTTCCAGGCTATGATGCCAATAAACTAAGCCCGCGTATTATGCGTATTGAAATTCGTGGTTATTTGATGGATTCATTGGAGGCTCTAGGTGAAAGACCAGCAGGAAGTGAAGCAACAGCTGAGGATTCAGTATCTGAAGGCGAAAATGAAGGCGTTGAGCAGTCCACGACCGACAATGCTCCTGTTGATGAAAGCGGGGTTGTCCAAGAAGGAAGTACAGACGTTGGTGAAACAGCGCCTACTGCTTGAGGAAGTAGACCCTGCTACGGGTTTATGCTACTATTTGGTAAATGATTCCGGTATTTAAGAGGTTCTGTGTACGATATTAACCTAAATAAATCTGTAGGACTTCCCGAGAAGTTAGATCCAAACCACTCTTATGTATATAAGAGTGGTGCTTATGGCATTTATTCCTATTGGTGGAAGGATACAGGAGGAAATTACTGGAAGTACACAAACGCCTCCGAAGAGTCCATTGATTTTGACCCTCTTGCAGGGTCGCCTCTAATAGACCCAGACCAACCAATGCCTCACAATGCACCTGCCTTTTTCACACAAGCAGGTGTGAAGCGTAATGTAGCCGTTCCTCCTGACGCGCAAATAGAGGAGAACAAGGGTTACGCTCCAGATGACCCCATGAATATTTGGATGGAGCGTTACAAAGGTGCTGATGGTGTTGTTCGTTATGTGTACAGAGATTCTGACGTCCGAGAAAATCTAGACCTTTGGATGCAACAGCAGCTTCGTCTAGCTGATGCGGGCTTACTTCCGTTTAGGCAGTATGCTGTGAAGCTGTTTAACTCTCCTTCCGAAAAGGACAAGGTTTTCGGCGTGATTCTCATGCTTGTAGACCAAGGTCATTACAGTCCGTATGATTTGATTAATGCTTCGGTTGGAGACTTGGAGTTTACGGATATTACTGTAAAGCTACTTGGTCGTAAGTTTTTGTGTGACGTTCCTCTCATTGATTACTTGTCTACACTTAAGAAGGACAGAGATCCTTCCGCTCCGTTGTTTGAGATCCAGACTAGATCTGGAAAGAATCCAATCACAACGCGACACCTATATTCTCTGTTCTTTGCTATGAAGATTCCACCAGAACAGCTGCTGTATCTTCATGCTAACCAGATTTTTTCTAGGATCATTCATCGCATGCTTTCTGAAGGTGTAGATCCTTCAGAGGTTATGGAGCGTGCTATGAATGAGCTTTCTAGGACGTTAGGTGCTGCTGAAAATGTAGAGTACCTTATCGATGCTAAGGTAAAGCGCACACTAATGAACAACTATAAGGAGACTTCTTCAGAATCTCCAACCCCTGGTGCTGACCAAGCGCCAGATGCCCAACAAGAGCCAGAACAACCTGTTGCAAAGTCTTTTGCTGTTGCCCCTACTGACGACTTTGGCGTTCCTTTTGTATATAGTAATCTATCTAACAGACGTCCGGATGAGCTTGAGTTTTCTCAGTGGCTCCATGCTGAACCTTTGCACATGATTACAGACGCAGAGGAACAGCAGATGCAGGACCAGCTTGCCAATGCACCAGATTCACAAGATACCGAAGACTCTTCGATTGTCGGAGACGAGGGTGCTGTAGCTGGCGGAGACAAGGAAGACCAAGAAAATCCATCCGACGAGGGTGCTGTAGCGGGTGATGAAAGTCAGGCCAATCCTTCAGATGAAGGAGCTACCAATAAGAAGGAAGGTCCGGCGTGATGGACTTAGATTTACTAGAGAAGTCTTTTGACGCATGGTCAGATCTTATCTCAAAGGCTCGAAAGGCTAAGGGACTAGACCACTGGACCAAGCTAAAGGATGTAGCCTCAAAACTTACAGGTAAGCAAGCTAAGCATATTACCTTTACTTCTTCACACCCATCGTATGAAGGAAAGCCTGTAAAGCACACACTTGGTTCTACGACAGGAAACCTTCATTTTCTTCTTGGTTACGCTAATCCTGCTTTCCATCTTGCTCCGTACCATTGGCAGGTAATCGACCCGCATCTCAGTGATGAAGATATAAAGAACCGGCAGCATCCTTCAAACCCTAAGTTTTGGGCACAATCTGGTCTTCCATTGGTAGATGAGGGCGACTTCGATGAGGGACAGCCACATCCTTCGGTCAAGGCCAGCAAAGATTCTGAGGCTCGTAAGGCTGCACGAAAAGCTGAAGCACTCCCAGTTACCTGTGGTTACGGGTATTACGTTTGTGTTCCTTCAGAAGGAATCGTTTTCTCTGCAGATACAGGACAAATCTACAAGTGGGAAGTCGTTAAGGATTCTTTTTTTGCTGCTGTAAATCCTGAGGTAGCTGAGAAGATGAATGAGGCTGCACAACCTCCTGAGTTTGAAACTTCGGATGAAGAGGTTGAGAAGAGTGCGAGCACGCACGGTGGGTTCACTTCATCCGAAGCTAAGTACATCGCTGAAAAGCTTGGCATAGATTTTGATAAGCACGACTTCTCCTTCAACGAGTTCCTTCATGGTGTTAACGAAGAGATTGAGCACTCGGACGTAGTGAAGAAGGATCCTTTGAAGATCGGACGTATAGCTCTAGAGCACTTAAAGGAAGATAAGCATTATTATGCTAAGCTCTCTAGAGTCATGAAGAAGAGTTACCCAGAAGCGATAACTCCGTTCTTACGTGCTGGTGAGTTTTCCTCGGATGTATACCCACTGGTTAAGTCCTTGTTCCCTGCCCCAGGATCCATGGTTCCTATGGGGTCTAGTCTTTGGGCTGTAATCGAGAAGAGTAATATCTCTTTCTACACACCTGACGGTCAGCCTACAAGAGTTCGTGTTTTCGATAGAATGTATGATTCTTTTGACCTTACGGAAGACGGTAACATTCATCCTTCCATTCTCATGAACTTCGCAGTAAAATACCTTGGAATCAACAAAGGGGACTTGTCTAAGTACTTAGTCGAAGAAGTTCTATGCAAGGGTGTACCTCCTATTGTTGAAGGAGAGCCAACACCTGGCTTTGACGACATCCCCTCAGAGTATAATGAAGTTGAAAGAACTGTTGTTGTACTTGGTAATACTGTTCGTGTAGTTCCAAGGATTGGCTAGTGAATCAAGCTATTATCTGTAATAAGTGTGACACTGTTCTAGTTAAGAGCATAGACGGCGAGATAAAAGTTCGCAGTAAGGTTCTTATCATTAGAGACACTGGAGTTGTCGCAGTTTGCAAAGGTTGTAACAACGAGCTTCCCGTGCCTCTAGCGCTGGACACAAGCATGTTCAAATCCTTCAGCGACTCTGCTCAAGTACGTCTTTACGTTAAAAGATGAAAAATGTTGTTGACAGTTATTTTGATATGAGCTAATCTTACTCACATAAATGATTGACCTCCATAAAGGGAGTGATTGAGGTGCTACCAGCCCTCTCACTCCCTTTTGAATTTCAAGGACCCACATGACGTTATCTAAGGGTTGGACAGACGAAGATACTTTCAATTTCTGGATGCCTGCGCAAGCCATCGAAGTTGTTTCCAAGGGAGGCTCTAAGGGAGCTGACAAGAGCGGTAAGCGTTGGATTCAGGGAATTGCCTCTACTGATGGTAGAGATCTTCAGGGAGAAATCGTTGCTCAAAGTGGTATCGATTTTTCTTACTTTTTAAAGCATGGATATTTCAATAATGACCACAAGCCTGGTTTTGAAAACAAGGTTGGTCAGCCTACAGAGTGCCGTGTAACTAAGGACGGACTTTGGGTAAAGGGTTTCCTATTCGAAGGAAACAAAATCTCCGACGAAATCTGGGACATGATCAAGGCTCTGAAGCAGTCTGGGTCTAGTCGCAAGGTTGGATTTTCCATTCAGGGAAAGGTCAAGCGTCGTGAGGGAAACACGATTAAGGAATGCTGGATCCAGGATATCGCCATTACTCCTGCACCAGTTAATCCCGCCACTTGGGCAGAGGTTGCTAAGTCTTTGTCTGCACAGAAGTGGGATGTTTCCAAGTCTCTTGATGATGCAGAGGAGCAAAAGAAGGCTCTAACTGCTTCAAGCTCTCCTGTTGTACCTGAGAGCTTAGAGAGTAAGGCTTCTACTAACACTACTGTAAGTAAGAGTCTAACATTTGAACAAGCTGTAGACTTCATAATGAAGTCAAAGAATTTGACTCAAGAGGCTGCGGAAGCCGCCGCGAGAGTTATTTTTAGTCTCTATGAGGAGTGAAACAATATGAGCAAGAAGATCGATAAGGACGACCTAAACAAGGCGTTGGAAGCACTTGCAGATCTTGCTAAGGGTCATAACTCTCGCGGAACCAACACAACTAAGGTTGAGTCTATGTCCGGAGAGGGTGGAGCCACACAGGTATACCACACCCCTAGCAATTCGAACCCAGGCAGCTGGGCAGGTACTTCTGAGACCGCTGTATCTGAGAACGGAGCATCTGACTCGGTATCTGAGAACGGAACTGACTACGAAGTTGCAAAGCTTATGAAGTCGATTGCCAACAAGATTGCTAAGGGCCAGAAGCTTTCTGGTGCTGAGAAGGCAATCCTTAAGGCAATGGCTGGTGAGCCAGACGGTGACGAGGACGACAAGAAGGTTGCTAAGGGTGCAAATCCTTTTGCAAAGGACAAGGACAAGGACGACAAGAAGCACGCGGAGCCAGACGGTGACGAGGTTTCTAAGTCTCTTGCAGATTTCGCTTCCGAGGACGAGACCGTTTCTAAGGGTCTTGAGGTTTCGGAGTTCCTTGCAGGCTTCGCAGGCGTAATCAACAAGTCGCTTCAGGTAATGGAGGAGCGTATGGCTTCTCGCATTCTTGGTGCCCTTGTAGCCGAGGCTGAGAGCACTGGATCTTTCCAGAAGTCTCTTGCTGATGCAGTTGTAAACCTAGGCGAGGCAATCTCGGCTCAGGCTCAGCGCATTGAGCAGATTGAGTCTTCCCCTGCCCGCGCTCCAAAGAGCGTAGCAAACGTACAGGCCCTTAATAAGGGTTCGTATGCCGGTGAGGGTGAGTCCCTTACGAAGTCCCTAGTAAGCAACACTCTCTCTGACATGGTAGAGAAGTCCATGATTCCTGCTATCGAGGTAATCAAGTTCGAGTCTACCGGAGAGCTTACCCCAGATCTTGAGCAGCGTGTTCGTGCCCACCTTGGCCGTCGCTGAAATATAGGAGTATAAAATGACAGTTAATCTAAATGCATTCCGCACCAGCGGTGGCTACGATGGACCAGGCGCTGCGACTGCTGCAGAGGTAGCTGAGCTTAGCAAGGCTCTTGAAACTGGCTACGCTCTAGGCTCCGGTCGTACGGGTGGTGCTGCTCTTCGCGTAGAGTCTCTTGAGGCTTCTCTTAAGGTTCTTACGTTCACCAGCAGCCACATCAAGTTCTGGAAGAAGATTCCAAAGAGCCCAGCTTACAGCACCGTTGAAGAGTACAACCAGCTTACTGACTACGGCGGAAATGCATCTCCGTTCGTAGGCGAGGGTGAGCTTCCACAGGCCAGCGACTCCAGCTTCGTACGTCGTACGCAGCTTGTTAAGTTCCTTGGTACCGTTCGTGAGGTAACCCACCAGGCTTCTCTCGTACATCCTGCTCATGGTAACCTTATCGCTCTGGAAAACCAGAACGGTATTCTTTATCTTCTTCAGCAGGTTGAGAAGTTCTTGTTCTCGGGTGACTCCAGCCTTGCGTATGACGGTGAGGCAGAGCAGTGGGACGGCCTTGACGCCCTAGTTGACTCCTCCTCCGTAATCGACCTTGAGGGTAACCCCCTTCAGGAGGCTGATATCGAAGAGGCTTCTAACCAGATCATCGACAACTACGGCTTCCCAACGGACATGTTCCTTGGTAACCGTACCATGTCTGACCTTGTAAAGACTCTTTACCCACGTCAGCGCACCACCATGCCTTCGCCAGTTAATGGCAAGATTGGTATGACCGTTGGTTCGATCCAGACTCAGGGTGGAGACATCGAGTTCAATCCGAACATCTTCATTCGCGAGACTCCAAAGCCTTCGTCCGCTGCGACCTCGGCAAATGCTCCAACAACCCCAGCTTCTATCGCAGCTTCGGTTAACACTGGTGCATCGAACGGCGATCACAACAAGGGCGCACCTGCTGGAACAACCTACTTCGCGTACGTTGTAACTGCTTGCAACCGTTTTGGTGAGTCGGCTCCAACTGCTCTAGCTGGTGCAGCTACTGCAATCACTGGTGCTCAGAAGACCGCTGGAAACAGCGTAACTCTTACGATCACCAACCCAGGAACCATCGGCGCGTTTGCTCCTGAGTACTTCAAGATCTACCGCTCCAAGGCTTCGACCACCAACGCAGTTCCTTCGTCCCTTAATGACTACGCTCTAGTCATGCAGGTACCAGCCTCCTCGCAGGCTGCTTCTGGAACCACCGTTGTTTCGGACGTAAACCTTACCCTTCCATTCACCTCCACCGCCTACCTTGGCGAGCTTACTCCAAGCGTTCTTACCTTCCGTCAGCTTATGCCGATGATGAAGATGGACCTTGCGGTTCTTGGACCTGCATACCGTTGGATGATCCTTCTTTACGGTACTCCAGTGCTCTTTGCGCCTAAGAAGTGGCTTCGCTTCATCAACGTTGGTAAGCTTGAGGTTCGCTGACTTATGACTAGGTAGGGGCTTGGCGAAAAACTAGCCCCTACCTAGTTTGCTTCCTATATGAAGTTAGAATCAATACAAGGCACGTCGAATCTTTTTGATCGACACACAAAACCAAGAGACTTAAGTACTCTTCGTACGCCTCAGTCGGTTCGTAAAAACATATACGAAGCGTCAGTAAAACCACAGGGGAACAAGGTAACCAAGGTAGATATGTTCGTAACAGTTAAAAGCAATTATGCTAGAGATCGTGTTGTCGTTGTGGGTAATGGCGATCTTGTTCTGAACTTTGACAGAAACGGCATTGCAGTTATTCCAGCCCATAAGGCTTACCTTTTAGACGCTGAAATGATTGCGCGACCAGGTAGATATACCATTCTCCAGCAAACTAATGCTGTAGCTGTTGTAGAAGTGCCTGCTGCCGAAGTAGTTGCTGAAACTTCCAGTGACGTTGTTACTGAGGAAGTTGAAGCTGAAGAAGAAGTTCCTGAAACAAAGAAGACTGTGATTGTTAAGCCCAAGGGCAAGAAGATTTCTAAGGAGAATGACTGATGGCAAAGGCACGTAAGGTAGTTGGTGATATTAATAGCGCAGAGCTTGATCACCTTAAGCGCACAGTAAACACGCTTATTCTTATGCTTGAGACCGCTGGTACCAGTATTACTGCTGGTGCTACTGCTGAGCAGGTTCTTTCTGCTTGGTCGTCTGGTATTGCCGCTGGTGTAGATAATAACCCTGCAGCTACTGCAAATATTACCAGCACTAGTCGCGAGATCGAGGGCATCTGGACTACGCCAACCCATCCTACTCGCCGCATTGCGCAGCTTGTAGACATGGACGCGAATAGCAAGTTCTGAGCTTAGTTTAACGTATTCAAAGGGTCATCCGGCAACGGGTGGCCCTTTCTTTTTGACTTGACAATGAGATTGATTGACCTTGGGTAAGCTGCTATAATGTTTTCATATTTTTACGGGAGACCTAATGACTGCTCTATTAATCGCAAACAATGCTGGTAATGTTCCAGTTTATTTAGAGACCTCAGCGTGTTCCCCTGCACTTGGCCTGGTTTCCACTGACGTTACTGCAAGTATTCGTAAGTATGGAAGTACTTCGTTTACTTTGAAGACACTTGCGCCTATTGTCAGTGCTACGAATACTGTTGGGTCAGGAGTAGACGGTACCGTTACTGTGAGCGTACCTGGCGTAGCTGGAAACTCTTGGACCGTAGAAGTAGTTGTACCTCTAGGCACTTCTCCTTTGGCAGTTACCGTTGTAGGAACTGCGATTACTGTAAACCTTGCAGTAGTTAGTGGTGTTCCTAACAATGCGGCTAACACAGCTACCCTTGTAGCTGCTGCTATTGATGCAGCTAGTGCTTTAGTCACAGCCACAGCTTCTGGCACGGGAGCTTCGCCGCTGACGATTGCTGAAGGTCCCAAGACCTTAACCGGTGGTTCTGACGGTGATTTCATCGAACTAGGAAATGGGTATTACCAAGTAAATATATCCGCTTCTGAAACAAACACAGCCGGTCAGCTTCTAGTTCGTATTTCTGGTGCTTCTATCAAGACTGCAATAGTAGACGCTTATGTGTCTGCTGAAGTTCCAGTTCCGACGCCTACACTGCTCACTATTCCACAGACTGCAATCACTGGCTATGTGTTTGACCCAACGGGAACCCCATACCAGAACGCTGTTGTAAACGTTCGTACCTTGGCACAGCCTACTGTAGTGCATCCTGGACAGGAAGGTATCAGCGTTTCTACTTCACTCATGACTACAAAGACTGACAGTACTGGTTATTTCACTATTTCTCTCATTACCGGCACACAAGTAGAATTCTTCATCCCGGCAGTAAACTACCGTAGAGTAATCACGGTTCCTGCCACAACTGCAAACATTTTTGACATTCCTTGAGGAGAGTATATGGCTTCTCCAACTAGTGTTACTTGTGCCGTTGATTCTACTGAATATAGTAGATACGAAAATGGCAGAAACACAATAACTGCTACGATCACTGTACAAGGAGGCGCACCATACACAGCAGAGCCCGTTTATGTAGAGCTTAGAAAAGCTAGACGAGGACGAGATGCTGTAGTAGCTGTAGCTCCCATAGAGTTTACTGGTTCTTCCGATCCACAGGAGGCTATCGTTGAATTCTATTTACCGGACATTGTTGACCAAGATCTTATCAATCTTGTACGTTATGGTAAGTATTTTGTTCACGCCTACGCACCTGCTAAGAGTGCAACAGCTACTATTGGCTCTGGCGTAAACGGTACGATTAACTTAGTAGCAGATGCAGGAGCGGCTGGAAACTCTTGGACGATTGAAGTAGTCGTACCTGCAGGAACCTCTCAGTTGTATGCTGATTATACTGGAACTGCGATTACGGTGCATCTTGCCGTTAATGGTGGAGTTCCAACAGTAGACAACAATACAGCACTTGTACTAAACGCAATAAATGCGATTAGCGCATACACTGGTATTACTGGAACAACTACAGGTAACGGAACGGGTCTATTCTCAGTAGCTGAAGGACCTACACTGTTTACTGGAGGTACCGATGAAGCCTCTGGAGACTCTGACGACTTCAATGTTCGAGTAGTTACTGTAGAGCGGCTAAAGAGCGACTGGCTGTTTGGTATTGACTTGGCTGCTACAGATATCCTTCAGGTAATAAACCAACCTGAGACGATTGAGGGTGTCACAGTAACCAAGGTGTCAAAAGGACACCCAAAGGGTTTTGGTGTTCTTACTTACGAAACCCACGATGACGTGGTGACTAACTCCACCGCCGCAATTGGCTCTGGTACTAACGGTACTGTAAACATCGTAGGAGCAGGAACTAAGGTAGGATCTGCGGGAAATGGAATTGTTGTAAACGTAGTGGTTCCTACAGGAACTTCCGGACTTTCGGCTACTTTTGCAGCTAATACACTTACAGTAAACCTAGCAGTCATTTCAGGTGTACCAAACGGTGCAGCGAATACTGCTACATTGATTGCAGCGGCCATCGACGCCCTTCCTGAGTTCACGGCTACTGCTTCGGGTACTGGTGTTTCAGCTATCTCAGGCGCAGCCACTACGATGCTCACAGGAGGCGTAACGAACACAGTACGTACTATGAGTTGGCGCGGAGGTCCAGTGATCTCCATCAACAAGGCAGGAACATTTATCCTACCTGCTGGTACGGCACAGGGATCTCCAGCTGCTTCGTTACTTCCAACGGCTACACAAGCTCTACAGCACTACATCACTATCAGAGTACAGAGTCCTGCTCTGCTCCCAACCAC